TTCATTAAAGAACTAATTTCGTGAAAAGAATAACCTTTTACATGAAGCAACCCGGCCTGCTCAATATCAGCCAGTTCATCAATAATAGTTTTTTCAGCAGGAACTATCTCTGCACCCACCACTGGTTCAACATCTGTCATTTATTCCTCTTCTTTGGGGAATCTTAACTCCAACTTAACAGCCTTTGCTTCCCTATCTAGTCTATCATATTCATATCCATGCATCTTGATGTACTGCACTCTGTAATTAAACCAGCCCTCGACTCCCATCCAAAATTTTGAATCTGTTGTTTTTTCTAATTCAATCAACTCCTCGTCGGTCAAGAGGAAACTTAAGACCCCCAGTGGCATATAAACCACCATAGTATATCCCTGATCTTTATCGGAAGAATACTCCTTTAAAAAATCTTGAAAAGCCCTAATTATTTTTTTAACGCCATCGCCAGCAAAATAATCAATGTTCCCATTGGCATTTCTAATTCTGGGGCAATAGTCATCAACATGCGTTACTGTTCCGAATGTTCTACAAACCATCGGTCTGTAGCGATAAATCGTGCATCCACCCTTATAAAAAGCACAATGTCTTTTAGTTTCTCCACCCGGCTCCCAGTCGGCATCGTACATTGCTTCCTTAAGACTATTGACTACTCCTTCCATCCAATCATCAGCAACTTGCTGGCCCTTATCTTCATATGTTAAGTAATATTGTTGACGCAGGCTAAATGCAATATTTGCACACTCTGCCATGTGAATGGTTAGTCCAATTCGGCAGCAATTTCCGGAACCTAAGCATTTATATTGAGTTGCATTTTGTTTTGCCTCAATCACTCTAATTTGATTATAAATCATGTCTAGAGTTGCAAAACTTGTAATATCTTTTACGCTAACGCTTCTTCTCATTGATTTCATCGTCCCTTAATTTCCTTTCTTCTTTGCCTTACTCTTTTTTGAATCTCCCTTTTGCGCTCATTAGCAGCCCTCTGAGCGGCGGATTGGGGTCTTCTCATGCTCGTTGCAGACAAATTTCTGCCCTTGCCTCTAAATTTAAGAAGATCGTATTTCTTTACCCAGTTATAAATTGCCTGCGGGGTAACTTCAATACTATAAGTATTTTTAAGATGCGCACAAATATCTGTCAAATTCATCCTTCTTTTGACATACATTTCATATAAAAAAGCTTTATCCTTGTAAGGTTCACTTTGCATTTGATTCCTCCAAAACCTTTTTACAGTACCAAAGACCAATTCCTGCTGCATCTATGATATCATCATCCTTAAGATATTCCGGCATATCGGTGAAGTAATTTTTTACAATTTCCTGCACCCGGCGCTTCCTTTCTTTTTTTAATTTTATTGCAAGAGAACCCTTTTGTCCGTCATTGGCAATAATTTCCTGCTCCTTCTTGTTTAAATTTTTATATCCAATGCCAGATTTCCAAACTAATGGATTAACATCTGTAATTTGGCAACCAAAGTTATTTAGCACACCCCAGGAGTATCCTATAATGTAAGAAATTATTCTACTTGTTTCAAAATTTTGCACATAAATTGATTGCTCAATTATGCCAATTCTTGGTTTATATTTTTTATAAATATCTTTAAGCTCTTTATCAATAACAGTAAACTTTGCTGACGCACCCCTGCACTCTTTATAATTAATTTTACCGCAATCAAAAATAGATATCTTGGATGATTTTATATCATAAATGACCCAAGCTAAAGAATGAGAGGCGGGATCAATTGCTATAATCCTAGAATTCTTAACTGATGCCACAAGATTCCCAATTGTCATATTTACTGACCGCGAGCCTGTTTCTCCGACCATCCCCACGACATGAGGCGTTTGACATATCTTTCCCTTTTACAGCTTTCACAAATTTTTTCTTTATTGTAACGAGAAAGAATCGTTCCACAATTTGGCGTTTTGCAGACTCGTTTTTTATTTTTGTTATCCTTCTTTTCATAATAACTTGCAAGAAGATTTTTATTTGTAACAACCCTTCTACACTCTGGGGAGCAGTAGACAGCGTTGTATACTCTTGCTATGAAAATCTTCTTGCATTCGGGGTTAGAACACTTCTTCTTTTCCTTCTTGTACATTCTCCGACCAACATAAAGCAGCCAAATCACAAGAACTACAATTTGCCGACGTTCTCTTGTATGGTCGCTCAGGCATCTGATTATTCAGATAATTGTTATAAATTTCTGTATATTTTTTGAATAATTTTGTGATAAATTTTTCGTCTTTTTCAATGTAAATTGATAAAATCTCTTGATTATTTTTGTTTTCATAAATCACATACCCTGAATCGAGATCTAAACATTTCATGTAAATTTGAGCCTGTCTATAATGCTCGTCTTTTGGTTTGTTATAAAGTTTTCTATAGTGGAAGCCTTCGGAACTAATTGACTTCAATTCAATGAGCTTCCGACCACCCCATTCTATAATACCATCTGCTGTGCCTTCAATTGGCGGAGAATCGTATTTTACAGGTATTTCTTCTTCTAGTAAAATTCCCATATCTTTAAAATAACTGTAAAGTCTGTTGTGAACCCCGTGTCCATTATCAAAAATTCTATATGTCTGAGGACTGAACGACGACTTCATTTGAACCCCAGAAAACAAATAATACCAATATCTAGTGCATTGGTTTGTGTAACTTGGATGAAAGCCACTAATTTGTTTAAATACAGATGTATTTCTTTTTTCTAAATGCTCATCTATGCCCTCAACAAGCGTTTTTCTAATCTCTACAGCAACTTCCTGTACGACATCTTCTTTTTTTTCACGTAATTTCTTTAATGATTTCATTAATTATTTGCTCCTTTTGCTGCTAGTTTTAGTGCATTTATATTTTCTGTTAATGCTTCATACATGGTTTTCCATATATCATTTACAAATTTGTCTTGCTCAGACATCATTGTAGATTTTCTCTTATACATTTGAGATTTTACAATCATTAGTGTTCTATATCCAGCAAGAACATTGGCATATTTAATTGCCTGAAATCCAACATATCGATCTGGATTTTCAATAATATCCTCAACTATTCTTAGGCATTCTAAGAATTCTTCAGCCTTATCACCCATGTGATTAGCCAAAATTTCTCTATTAATTATCATATCTGGCATATTTATCTCTTTCTATAAAACTGAAGCCCGACAAGCCAATTCGCAATGTACACACCAAAGTATACACCATCATCCCAATTGAAAGTGATGCCAAGCGCAACCCATCCATATAATCTGTCACAAATAAATTTAAATCGCATAAATTTTTTCTCCTATCCATTTTGCTACAGGTGTGGCTACCGCATTGCCACACATTTTATATCTATTTGTATCTGCTATTTTTTTACCACTTGCTGCAAACTCAGTATGCCCATCTGGAAAACCCATCAGTCTTTCACACTCAATCGGAGTCAATCTTCTCAAAATAAGATCTGACGTCATTACGCCATGCTGAGATATTGTATCTAATGTATAAGATGGATCATTTTCATCACCAAATCCTTTGCCTTGTGGGCCGGCTGTATCCGATCTTCCAATAATTGTGCCTTGAATTGGAATTGCAATATGGTCTGCAGAATCAATACCGATCCTAAGCGTTCTATAAATATTCTCAGAAACGGCATTATTATATCCATCGTAAGCCAATACAGGTTGTTCTATACCCACCAATGGTACTTGACCTCCACCAGTTCCCATTCTATGTTTAAGAGTAGGAGCAATTTGATCGTCATAAATACGAATATCATTTGTTCTTGTACCATCAAGAATAATTGGTGGCACAGCAACAGCGATTCCATTTTGCCCATACAGCGTTTGAGAAACATTTTCAGAAGAAATGGGGTCTTGTTTTGAATGAAAAGAAATTGGCTCTACTGCAATATGTGGAAAATTATCACCATTGTGATGCTCCGCTCTGAGAGTAGGCACTACATCTTCAGATACCCCACCGCCTTGACGAATCATAACTCCTGGCTGAAAAACGAGCACGGTTGCTCGACTTTCCCCACCATTATCAAATGCATTAAGCGTTGGAGATACACCACCCTCAGACCATGTTTCAAAATCTTCTGTGTTTTGTGCGCGTCTAACTTTTACAAAAGGCTCTGCAACAACATTTCGCTCCGGTCTTTTATAATCAGTAGCATTAAGGGTTACTCCGCCTTCTGCCCATCTTGCGTGTCCTGATTGACCATAGAGGACAGGGCTATTAGCGCTTTCTTTAGTTTCTCTGGCAACTCGTTTCCTTTTTTTCCTGCCCTGTTTAATATTCCCCTTGCTGTCTTTGGGGACAGGTAATATTTCTTGTCCACATCTTGCAGCGGTTCTAGAATCGTAACAAGCAAGCACAAAGACTCTTCTTCTGCGCTGGGCGACTCCGAACCATTGTGCATCCAAGATGTGCCATTCAAGGACCAATGCCCCGATGTTTGCCATTTCATCAAGGACTTTCCCGAAGTCTCTCCCATTATTACTTGTGAGGGCTCCTGGGACATTTTCCCAGACTGACCACTTTGGAAATTGATTTCCAGTTGCATTTCTCATCTCCTTTATTATCCTAATTGCTTCATGAAATAAACTTGATCTTTCACCTTCAAGACCTCCACCCTTACCGGCAAC